TGCTTGATTAATAAAAGGTTGAAAAGAGGCTACACCTGTTTGTTGTCCTGTTGTAGGATCAATACCCATCTGTTGTGCCGCTTGAGAGAAAGCTGCTGATTCTGTCGGTGCAAAACTAGCTATGCCACGTTGAAACTGATCTACAGGTGTATCTAAAAGACCTGGATCTTTTTTATCTCCCGCTTTTGCACCAGGAGGACCTTTAAACTCTGGATCGTCTATTTCCTCTTGTGTATAAACTTCAGTTCCGCCATACACAGAATCCAGAAGTCGTCTTCTATAATCTTCTAAAAATGGTGCTTCTCTAGCTATCTGTGTTGATGTTTGTGCTACCATTAAGCTACTCTCTGACCCATTTTAGCAAGTTTATCTTGTAGTGCGTACATAAAGTCTGCACCTTTTTCTCTTGCTTCACTTGCATTTTTAGCACCCATCATTACACCTGCACCATTAACAGCATCTGTTCGTTGTACAAACTCGCCGTCACTTAACATTGCAGGTATTGAATCACTTGTCTTTGTACCAGGTCCACTTATCTGACCTGTTTTTCTTGGAAACACATCTCCACCTTTTGCCATACCCATAATACCTTGACCTGTAGCTGCGGAATATTGAACAGGTTCCATTGCTTTTAATCCGTTAACTGGTTGTTGTCTCATCATACCGCCTGCGGCTGCATATGTAGGAGTTAAATTTTGTATTCGTCTTTCCTCTGGTGGTCTTTCAAATTGTCCACCATAGAATTTATCTACTGCACTCATATATTCACTTGCATCAGGAACGTTTGCTTTATCTCTATCTTCTTTTGCTGCTAAATAAGATAAGTAAGCAGGTAAGCCTGTTGCTATTGCTTGCATACCAAAAGAAGGTTTTGGATTTTCGTCTGTGCCTCTTTGAGAAAAAATAGTATCAATAAATCCTCCTGGTTTACGAGTATCCATTTTATTCATTAGATTCTGCATTAATTGAGTTCCTCCTCTTCCTGCTCCTCCTCCTTTGCCTGTAATAACTTTAAACTCTTCAGGAGACATACGACCACCTGTCATTCTATCTATCATGCTTATATTGTCCGCACCTTTGTATCCTGCTATGCCAGACATACCCGCTTTAATTAAAGCATCTTGTACTTTGTCGCCTGATAATAATGATGCGATACCTGAGCCAAACATTGCTCCAGGCGCTCCAAACATGGAACCGCCAATAATAGGTGCTGCTATCTGCAGACCTTTTTCTAATATTCCTCGTAAACCTTTAAGCATAATCTCCTAATAACCTGCAATTTATGTGATTGTCGTATGCAAGGAGGCCGCCCTTGGATAAATAAGCCTATTTAATTATATATTTATAGGCAAATAATTGCTATATGACAATAGATATTTGTAAGTAGAAAGGAAACCATGTCAACTAAAGTAGATTTTCATGCCATTAGACCTTTTGGTCCGACTATATTAGAAGGTAAACTACCTAATAACTTAATTAAAATTCTTGATAACAGAGCTACAAAATTATTAGAGGACAAAAAATTATCAAAAGAATACGATCACTCTATGAATTTAGCAGGTAATGTTCAACAAGAAGTTCGTTATCCTAACGATGATTTAATTAGCAAAGAATTTAAACCTTTAATAGATGCTTTAGGTAAAGTAGTTCATCAATATATTTCTATACCTCCTGCTAGTGATACAATATCACCAGCATTTGTTGGATCTATGCTTATAGAATCTATGTGGGTCGTGAGTCAGTGGGCTGGAGACTTTAATCCTATGCATGTACATCAGGGCGAATTGTCAGGTGTTATCTATTTACGAGTGCCTCCAAGTTTAAAAGATGAATATGCAAAAGAAGATCACTATCCTTGTGTAGGCGATATACATTTTATGTGTGGTCAAGCTGCAACTTTTAGTGGTCACAAACATCAAGTAACACCTGAAGTAGGTGCAATATATTTATTTCCTTCTTGGTTATCTCATGGTGTTTATCCATTTAGAACTCCTAATGAAGAGAGAAGATCTGTTTCTTTTAATTTACATTTAAAGAAAAAAGAACCTATTAATGATTGACATTAACAAAGTGCCGATGGTCCGTGTGACGTGGCTCGATGCTCGTGATACTGAGACTGGTTGGATTGATATAAAAGAAGTTATGGATGCTCCGTTGGCCGTGTGCCAAGAAGTAGGGTGGATGATACATAATGGTAAAGAAAAAATAATTATTATGCGTTCGTATAGCAAAGACAAAGAAGACATATCAGGCGGTGGTGCTATCGCAATACCTAAAGATTGGTTAAAGAAAATAGAATATTTAAAAGTAAGTTATAGTGAATTCTAAAATATTTATTGGAACACCTTGTTACGGCAATATGTTGACAGCCGACTATTTTAAAAGCTGTCTACAACTTACGGCTTTAGCAGCTAGTAAAAAAATAGAAATACAATTTGGAACTATTGGTAATGAATCTTTAGTAACAAGAGCTCGAAACACATTGGTGCAATTATTTATGGACGACGAACAATATACACATCTTTTATTTATTGACGCTGATTTAGCTTTTAATTCTGAGTCAGTGTTTCGTATGTTAGATTTAGATGAAGATGTAGTGACAGGAGTATACCCACGAAAGGTAATTGATTGGACCAAGGCAATCAAAAAAGTAAAAGAAAAACCAAATATAAGTGAAGATGAATTACATGCAGCATCGTTGCAATATAATTTAAATGTTAAAGATCCAAAAAATATTATGGTTAAAAAAGGTTTTATAGAAGTATTGGACGGTGCAACTGGTTTTATGTTGATAAAAAGAAATGTATTTAAAAAAATGGCATTGGCATATCCTCATTTAAGATTTAAATCTGATCAACATTTAGGCGATCCTCACGACAAAACCTTTGGATATCACGACACGTCTGATTGGAACTATGCTTTTTTTGACACTATGATAGAGCCTGGTACTAAAAGATATTTATCTGAAGATTATGCTTTTTGTCGTTTATGGCAAAAAATAGGCGGTAAAATATATGCTGATATTGCTAGTGGTATGACACACATGGGTAATTACTCCTTCAAAGGTAATGTAGGAACTCAATTCTTGCCACAAAACAATAAATAATTTAGTATACCCCGACATGAAATTAGTCGATTTAAAGTTTCAACCAGGTATAGATAAACAAGATACTGCTTATTCAGCAGGAGATCAACGTAAGTATGTTGATTCTGACTTTGTTCGATTTCACTATGGTAAACCTGAAAGATGGAAAGGTTGGACATATTTGCCAAATCCAAATAAAACTATTGTGGGCGTGGTCCGTGATACGCATAGCTGGATTGGTTTAGACGGAACCAGATATCTTGCTTTAGGTACAGACAGAAAATTATATATTTATTCTGATGGCGCAGTAACTGACATAACTCCTATTAGAGAAACAGCAGCTTTAACAAATCCTTTTACCACAAATGGTACAACAACTGTTACAGTTACGGATGCAGCTCATGGAGCACACATTGGTGACTTTGTTACTTTTGATTCATTCTCTGCAATAGATGGATTAGATATGAATAACGAGTTTGAAGTTATTACAGTTCCTTCTGCTAGTACATATACAGTAACTCATACAAGCACAGCTTCTGGGTCAACATCAGGCGGCGGTGGATCTGGAAATGCTAATTATCAAATTCGAACAGGGCCATCTACATCTAGTTATGGTTATGGTTGGGGAACATTGGCTTGGAATAATAGCACATGGAATACGCCAAGATCATCTTCAAGTGTTGTAGTAGACGCAAGAAACTGGTCTTTAGATAATTTTGGTGAAGATTTAATTGCTACCGTTTTAAATGGTGGAACGTTTGTTTGGGATACATCAGGGGGTACAAGTAATAGAGCAACAACTTTATCTAATGCTCCAACAGCTTCTAGGTTTAGTTTAGTGTCTACCGACACAAGACATTTATTAATTTTTGGTACAGAAACAACAATAGGCAACAGTGATACGCAAGATGATTTATTATTTAGATTTTCTGATCGAGAAGACGCTACGGATTATACACCAGTATCAACTAATGAAGCTGGTTCTCTTCGTATATCAGATGGCTCTAGAATAGTAGGCGCTGTTAAATCATCTGGTCAAATATTAGTTTGGACAGATACATCTATGCACGGTATTCAATTTGTTGGCACACCTTTTACTTTTGGTCTTAGACAGCTTGGTGCTAACTGTGGGTTAATAGCTCAACACGCAGCAGTAGAAATAAATGGTAGATCTTATTGGATGTCTGATAATTCTTTTTACATGTACGATGGTGTTGTCAAAAAAATGCCTTGTTCTGTTCAAGATTATGTATTTGACGATATAAGTTATACTAATAAAAAAGACATAGCCTGTGGTATTAACACCGCATTTAATGAAATAATTTGGTATTACCCATCAGCTAATGCTACACAAATAGACAGAGCTGTGGCTTACAACTATCTAGAGAACACTTGGTATACTACATCCCTTGCAAGAACTACTTGGTTAGGTGCTTATGTATATGAATTACCTATTGCTACAGAATACGATGCAAGCTTAACAGCAAATAACTCTACTATACTTGGGTTAACTGCAGGTGCTTCGTATATTTACGAACATGAGAATGGTAATAATCAAGCGGACGGCACAGCTATCTCTGCTTTTTTAACATCAGGTTCTGTTGAAATAGCGGACGGTGATGAACTTATGTCTGTAAGTAAACTTGTTCCAGACTTTGATAATTTAACTAATACCATGACGGCTACACTAACACTTGAACAATATCCTCAATCAGCAGATACGGTTACTACCACTGGATCTATTTCTAATACTACGGAGAAGATTGATGTAAGAGGTAGAGGAAGAGCAGTTAAAATTAAATATCAAACAAACACTGTAAACGACACTGCTTGGAGACTAGGATCAACAAAATTACAACTTAGACCAGACGGAAGAAGATAATATTAAAATAAATTTTTTATGTTCTATGCCTAGAGCAGGTAACACTTTGCTAGGCTCTTTACTTAATCAAAGTGATGATATTAAAGTTACAGCAAATAGCGTTGTAACCGAATTAGTTCATCGTATTTTAACCTTACAGGATTTTCCACAGTATCAAGAATTTCCAGATTATACTGGAGTACACAACGCAGCTAAACAAGCATTTTTTTCTTACTACAAACATTATAAGTGCAAACATGTTTTGGATAGAGGATCTTGGGGCACTGAAGCAAACCTAAATTATTTAAGAGAATTAAAATTAAACAGTAAATTTGTAATACTGTATAGACCTGTCTTTGAATGTTTAGCTTCAACTCTTAAAGTTATGAACATTAAAGAATCACGTAAAGAAGAAATGTGTAATTCTTTATTAAGAAGAGATCACAACATAGGAGTATCTATATGGAGCATTGAAAATATACTTAACTCAGAAGAAAAATATAAAATTATTACTTACGATGAGTTAATAAAGTCTCCTAAACAAACAATTTTTAAAATATTAAAATTTTTAAATGTGCCTCAGTATAGAATAAAAACTAAAAATTTTAATCAATTTTCTATACAGAATATACAGTATAATGACCCTATTCCTGAATGGCATCATATTAGAACTAACAATATTAAAAAAAATCCTTATGATTACTTGTCTTTGATACCAGATAAAATAATTGAAAAATATGAAAAAACCCATATTATGTTTGATAATTTAATAAAGAGTAAAAATGGCTAGAATAACTATCACACGATTACCCAATGCGACTCCAGAATATGATGCCAATCAGTTTGATCAAATGATTCAATTATTAGATCAAATAATTTTTTTACTTAATACAAACTACCAACAAGATTTAAAAAACGAATCAGAGTCGGAGGCTGTTTTCCTTGGCTAATACATTTAAAAGTGCAATGGTAGATGTAACTACTACGAATTTAACAACTGTCTTGACAGTTCCCACGGCTGATCCTGGTGCAACGCCACCAGTTCCACCAACTACAGATATAGTAAAATCTCTTTTAGTTTGCAATGACTCTGGTTCAACAACTTTAGTTGATGTTGAAGTTGTCAGAGGGGCTGCAACCTTTGAAGTATTTAAAGCAAAGAGTGTTGCTACAAACACAACCACAGAACTATTGACACAACCTTTAGTTTTGCAAGAAAGTGATATTCTTAAAGTTCAAGCTAATGCTGCCAATCAGGTGCACATTATAGCAAGTTTTTTGGAGATCACAAAAGGACAACTCTGATCAATCTTCATTCGTTATTTATTACTCCCGTATTTTCACTACAATTAAAAGGCCACGAACATCTTATTGATAGTATCTATCAACTACGAGA